TGATCTTGTCGATCTCGATGACCAAACCGAAGGCGCTGGTGAATTCCACCGACAGGTGGAGGCCATTCGCGCTGTCCGTCAGCTTACGCTGATGTTCGGCAAGGTTGAGCAGCAGTGCTCGGAGGCCCGAAATAAGGCCGCCATCGAGAAGTATGTGGAAACAGATCGTCAGATCGTGGAAGACTTGGACCGGATTACTTCCCGGCCCGACTTCTTCATGCGGGATATTGTCCCTCTGAAGAAGGTCTTCTTGACCGTGTTTGGCGACGCTTTGACGCGTCTGGACGGGCTCATTTTCAATCACGAGCTCCGTCCAGCCCACGGTCCAGGTGCAACCGCAGATCGCTTGGTTGGGAACCAGAAGTTCCGCCAGTCCGAATGGACGGAGCGGATGGAAGAGCTGTTCCCCTACGGGGAGTATGCCCTGCCCAACTGGCGTCATGCCTATGCGCTTGACGATGTTAACTGGCGCTCGCCCGGGGACGAACGGCCTGTCAAGGTCGTCTTCGTTCCCAAGACAGCAAGCACTCCTCGCGTGATCGCCATCGAGCCGACCTGCATGCAGTATATGCAGCAGGCGGTTTCCCGCGAACTCGTGAAGCTTCTCGAGTCCGACCAACGAGCGAAACATTTCGTTGGATTCTCTGCGCAGTGGCCTAACCAGGCCATGGCACAGATCGGCTCTGAGGATGGATCTCTTGCAACGCTCGACTTGAGCGAGGCATCGGATCGAGTGCCCAACTGGCTCGTAGAAGAGCTCCTGGACAACTGGCCTCATGTAAATGAGGCCTTCCAGGTTGTTCGCTCCCTGCGTGCCGACGTACCTACGGTAGGGGTGATCCCTCTGCACAAGTACGCGTCTATGGGTTCCGCGTTGACGTTCCCCGTCGAGGCGATGGTGTTTTCTGCCATCGTCCTGACTGGGATGCTTCAGCGTGACAGTTCCGCCCTGACCTGGAAGTCCATTAAGGAATTCCGGGATGAGGTACGCGTCTATGGGGATGATATCATTGTTCCCACGGACTACGCTGTAACAGCGATGCGCTCCTTGGAGTTTTTCGGCTTCAAGGTGAATTCCGCCAAGAGTTTCTGGACCGGAGGGTTCAGAGAGTCTTGCGGGAAAGAGTACTGGAGGGGACAAGACGTATCAATCGTCAAGTTCCGTCAGGTGCTTCCCCGATCGCTGCGCGACGTGACGGAGATCATGAGCACTGTCGACACCCGCAACCAGCTATTCCAAGCTGGCCACGAGGGTCTGGTGCGCATGCTCGATGGCGTGTTGGAAAGAGTCCTCAAAGGATTCTATCCGTACGTCGC